ACATTAGAAGATGATGTTATTATAAAAACTATTTTAGAATTAGAGCAATTTATAGGTTCTAAAATTGATTGGGTAGTAGGAGAAAGCTTTGATAATGTAATTAATAATAATGGATTATTACCAAGTCCTTTAAGAAGATATTGTACTACAGAAATGAAAATGAAACCTATTTTTGAATTTTGGAATAAAAATATTAAAGAAATTGCAGAAGTAAGATTAGGATTTAGAGCAAACGAAACTAATAGAATGCAAAATGTTTTAGATAAAACAAATAAAAATGGATTTTCTGAATTCAAAACTATTATAGGAACTTCAAATAATGGAAGAAATAAATGGAAGAATATAGAATGGCAAAAGCCAAGATTTCCTTTAATTGAAGATAATATATATAAAGATACAATTATTGAGTATTGGAAAGAAAAACCTGTTACATTTGCATATATGAATAATTGTGTAGGTTGTTTTCATAAACAGCCACCACTTTTAAACTATATGTATAAAAATCACAAAGAAAAAATAGAATGGTTTATTAAAAACGAAAGTAATAGAAAACACAATTGGGATAAATTTAGAGTAGATGGTTTAACATATGAAAAAATTATAAATTACAATTTTACTATAGATATGTTCAATGATGATTTTAACGAATGTGATTCAGGATATTGTGGATTATAAAAACAAAAACATATTATGGAATTAGATAAAGAAGCAGTACAACTTCTAATGGAGATGTACGAAGATGAATTAAGAATAGACCCTACACAAAAGATTGAACATCCTGAACCTGCTTTATCTTTAGGAACTAAAACTTATGAAACAAAAGATGGATTGAAAGAATATCCATTACCATTAGGTACATATGGAAACTTCAGTTTTGTACAAGCACCACCAAAGAGCAAGAAAACGTTTTTTGTTTCTTTATTAAGTGCTATTTATATGAAAGGTAGATTAGATGCATTTGGTGGAGAATTACAAGGTTATAGCAACGGAAAACATTTAATACATTTTGACACAGAGCAAGGGAATTTTCACGCTCAAATGGTTTTTAGAAGACCATTAGATATGGCACAAATAGATACTAATAAATATCATACGTTTGCATTACGTCAATTAGGATTCAAAGAACGCATACAATTTATAGAATGGTACTTATACGACAAATTAGAAGCTAAAGATGTAGGTTTAGTTATTATAGATGGTGTTGCTGATTTATGTAGTGATGTAAATAACATAGAAGAAAGTAACGCTGTAGTACAAAAACTAATGAAATGGTCAAAAGAATTGAATTGTCACATTATAACAGTTATACATAGCAACTTCGGTTCAGATAAACCTACAGGTCATTTAGGTAGTTTTTTAGAAAAGAAAACAGAAACACAAATACAATTAGAACTTAACACAGTAAATAAAGAATTAGTAACTGTAAGTTGTAAAAGAAGTAGAAACGCATCATTTGAAACCTTTAGCTTTAAAGTAAACAACTTTGGATTACCACAAGTAGAAGGAGCAGTTTACGAACCATTAAAAGGTGTATTTTAATTATGAGCATAAAAGAAAAATATTCAGTAAAAAGTATAGATAGCTATCTTTGTAAAGATTGGTTATTAAATAAGCACTATGCTAAAAGACTTTGTAGTATTTCTTATTCTTTTGGATTATATTTAGATAATATTTTAAATGGAGTTATAACTTTTGGAATGCCACCAAGTAGTACATTATCTGAAAGTATTTGTGGATATAATTTTAAAGAAAATGTTTTAGAATTAAATAGACTTGTTGTCAACGACAATATAGACAAAAATATGTTGTCTTATTTTGTTTCAAATTCTATTAAAAAATTACCAAATAATAAAATTATAGTTTCTTTTGCTGATGCAAATATGAGTCATAACGGATATATTTATCAAGCAACTAATTTTATTTATACAGGTTTAACTTCTAATACTACTAAATTAATAGATAAATTTGGAGATGAATTTCATTTTAGAAATATTGGGCACTATCAAAAAAATAATAAAATAAATGCAAAATTAATAAAAAGAAGATTAAACGAAGATAAAATTGATAAAGTTGAAATTGCTACATATTTAAAAAAAAATAAAGGACTTTGGACTTCTAAAAAATTAGATTTAGAATTTGGATATAAAGATACAGCAGCTCACTGGTTTAGATTAGATGATGGTTTTAGTTTTCCAGATATAGACGATTGGAATAGATTAAAAATATTATTAAATTTAGATAATACATTTGATGATATAATGTGTAGTTTTGAGTTAGTTCCTTGTTCTAAAGATATAATTAAAAAACTGGAATTGACAAAAGTTGAAATTTTACCAAAGCATAGATATATTTATTTTAAAGGAAGTAAAACTTTTAAAGATAAATGTAATAAAAATTTAAAACTTAAGATACAGCCATATCCAAAAGGAGAAAATAAAAGATATGATGCAAGTTATCAGCCAACTATTCAAGCAGAATTATTCTAAATTGTTAATAACTTTATTATATATTTACAAAATGAGAACAACTATTTTAAACCATATTAAAGAATTACAAACTACAGCATCACGCACAGGATTAATATATTCTGATAATCCAGTAATGTTTTCTTATTTTAAAGACTTGCTTTTAAAGTTAGAACAAATAGAACAATTATTAGAGTTAGAAAACGAATTACACTTAACAGAAGTGGCTGATAGTTTAAAAGAATATTATCAAACAGATACAGAATTAACGCATATAAAAGTAAATTTTCAAGTTAGACCTATACAATCAGAGAAGAAAGAATGTATTTTAAACGCAAAAATTTATTTATGATTACAACAACTTTATTAGCTTTAGTTTGTATTTTTTGGTTGCTATTAATGGCAATGCAAAAGTACGACATCGAATTAATTATTAGTCCAATTATGGGATTTATGTTTGGTGCTTTATACGATAGAGAAGCAGACTATAATAAGTACTACCATACAGTACAAATTGTATTGTTATTTGTAGCTTTTACCTTTACTTGGGAAACTAATGAATAACGAATGGTTAGCCAAAGTGGCAAAGTATCACGATGAATGGGTAAAAGTTATCCATACATTTGGTGAATATGATTACGCTGAAGACATAGTACAAGAATCATATATAGCGTTGTTTAAGTATGCTGATTCTGACAAACTAATAGATTCTAAAGGCGAAGTTAGAAAGGGTTATATGTACTTTACTTTACGTTCTTTATTTTACCAATACTATAACAAAAAGAAAAAGGTTAATAAAGTAGCTTTTGATGGTTGTTGGGAATTGTTTGATGATTCTAATATAGAAGAACAAAAAGCGTATAACGATATATGTATGCTTATTGATGAAGAGATAAAGAATTGGAATGACTATGATAGAAAACTATTTAAACTTTATAGAGATTCGGGTATGTCAATGCGTGATATTGCAAAAGGAACTACAATTAGCTTAATATCAATATTTCATTCTATTAAGAATTACAAAGCAGTTTTAAAAGAAAAGTTCCAAAAGGATTATACCGATTACATAGAGAATGATTACAATTCAATATACTAAATAAATAATTATGGCAAAAAGAAAAACACCTGCTCGTGGATTAGGAGATACCATAGAGCAAATTACAGAAGCTACAGGAATTAAAAAAGTAGTTGAAGTATTTAGCAAAGCAACAGGTTTAGATTGTGGTTGCGAAGAACGTAAAGCAAAGCTTAACAACTTAATTCCTTATAGGAGAAAAGTTAATTGTTTAACTGAATCAGATTATGAAGCATTAAAGCAATATATTTCTCCAAAGAAAGGAAGTTTAACACCAAACGAACAATGGGAAATACAAGCTATTTACTATAGAGTTTTTGAAGTTAAATTAGAAGATAGTAATTGTGCTTCTTGTTGGAGAGATATTATCAGCGACTTAAGAAAAGTTCATAACGAATACCAATTTAATGAATAATTGGAAAGAAAGCGACTTGTTTAACTACTTAAAAGAAAATGTTTACTTTGATTTAGTTAAGTCAAGAAATCAGATGTCAAGGTGGGATTGTTACAGTCCTGCCACAGGACATCGAATAGAGCTAAAATGTAGAACAAAGCACTATGATACTTTACTTTTAGAAAAGAAGAAATACATAGCAATGATTGAAGAATGTGAAAAGCATTTAGATATACCTATTTATATTAATTCAACACCTGAAGGAGTATTTAGTTTTAACCTACATAAAATCAATCCAACGTTTGAAACAAACACAAAGAATCCAGCTACTACGCAATTCTATAACACACAACGAATAGAGAAAGAAGTAACATATTTAGAAATCAATCAAGCATTAAAATTATGAGAAAAGCAACAATATATTTTGAAGATAAACCTGTACAAAGTTTAGAGTATGAATGGTTTGAAAGAATCGTAGAAACAGAAGATTATAAATTTTATACAGGTCGAGGTTTAGTAGCAATAATTCCAAAAGAAAAATATTTAATAATTATAGAAAATGAAAGATAATCCAATACAATTAGAATACTTAAAAAGCGTACTACTATCACAGCTTTTATTAGAATGTAATGAGAATTTACGTTATACAAAGCAATATAACGGTGCTTTAAAGCATTTACTTAATAAAGTGAATAGTCACCTAGAAACAACTGTTTATGATGAATACAGAAAGATTTATAATACAGATGCAGAAATGACTACTAATATCTTAAATAGCATAGAAGATATAGTTTTAAAACTAACTACTTCAGACTTGGATGAACTTGTAATGATTAACGCAGTTATTGAAAAGTATAAGGAGAATAAAGAATGGTTTAAAGAACACGGACAAGCTGAATTTTTAAGAATCGATGGCTAAAAAAAAGGTAGAGATTTACTCACCACATTATAGTGAAGTAGAAGCTATGGTGTATTGTGTTAAAAGAAACGTAGCTTATTCATTAGAAGCTACAAAAGACAAAAGATTCTACATCGTAAAGTACATACCAAGTGATTATAAGAATGTAATCTACTTAAAAGAGAATAACAAGAAAGTAGACTTTAGCGAATATGAAGCAACTAAAAAGATAATGGAATTATATAAGAACCAAAGCAAATTAATATGAAAGAAAAAGATACAATGTCAGAATGGATTGAATCACAAGTTAAAGATAGTGTTGTGCAATCAGTAATTAATAAGTTTAAACAACGTAGTGAAGTAGGAATCAAGAAATACAATACTACATTAGATAGAGAGGATTTAACAAACAAAGAATGGATTGAACACGCACAGGAAGAAGCTATGGATTTGATTCTGTATTTAGAAAAACTTAAGAGATTATGAAACAATCACCATTACAAAGAATAAATAGAATTATGAAGTTCTATTATTTAAGAGGACAAAATAGAGAGAATGTGAATGAAGTATTTAGAAAGATTATTAAACTTAAATTGAATAAAGATGCCACTACCTAAACCAAGAGAAGGAGAACAAGAAAAAGATTTCATACAAAGATGTATGGTCGATGACAAAATGCAAAAAGAATTCCCTGAACGAGAACAACGTTATCAGGTATGTAGAACACAGTTTAAGGGTAGCAATTAGCTACCTTTTTTATTTGTTAAATTTTTGTTAAAATATAATACTTGTTAAAAATTTGTTTATATTTGCTTAAACTTTAAAACAAAATATTATGTCAAGACCATCAATGAAAACAACAAAAAAACAAATTTTAGAATATCATTATGAAAATACTGATGAATGTGGAATGGGAGCAGATGCTTCAGAATGGCATTCGCATTGTTGGAGATGTGGACACCAAAGAGATACTCAAAGATGTCACATAATACCATTTGCTTTAGGTGGAGAAGATTTGCCAAGTAATTATGTATTGTTATGTGAAGATTGTCACGCAGAAGCGCCTAATGTAAATGATAAAGATTATATGATGAAATGGATAAAAAGAACAAGCATATCTACATATGATACTTATTGGAAAATAAGAAATATTACAGATAAAAGAATGCGAGAAGTTAGTAAACATTTTGGAGCAACAAGACAAAATATGTTAACACCATCTACTCAGAGTTGGTTGGTTGAAAAAATAATAGAAGATTTAAAAGAAATATATGATAGCAACTATATTTTTATGTTAAAACACGTTGAAACTATATTAACTCAAAGATAAACATTATGATTTACAAGAATTACAAAATTGAATTAAACGAGAACTATCACGTTGCACACAAAGAAAGCAAATTTATCTTTTGGAATACAGAAGAATCAGAAGAAACGATTGGCTTTGCAGCTACAGTAGAAGAATGTGTTGAATTAATTAACCAAAGATTATACCAAGATGACAAAGCAAGAAATCAAAACAGAATTAGAGAATGTAATCTATGTTTTAAAAACATTAGAAAACGATTACGCAGCACTTAAATTAAAGGCAGTTTTAAACGCTTTAACAGAAGATTGGAATCAATCTGAATATTATGCCGAACAAATAAACAAAGTGCTTAATATTGAAGAAACAATGAATGATTTAAATAACATAAAAATACGATGAATGAAGATGCAACAATAAAAATATTCAGTAAGATACAATCACTTGAGCGTGATTTACAATGGATATATCACAATTATTTTAATGGTCAATTAAATGAAGACCAGTTTATGTCAATGATAGATTCAACTGAAAGAGATATACAAATACATTATTATATTTACGATTTAATTATACAAGATGCAAGAAAAAATTAAAACCTTCGACAACAAAATTTGGGACAAACAAGAACTATTAGACAATATGTACGATGATGACTTTTACTATGGGTATTTAGGAAAGAACGCATTATCATCTTCAAGTCTTAAAATGGTGCTTAAATCACCTAAGACCTATAAGTATGTAACAAAGTATGGACAAGCAGAAACGCAACCATTAAGAGATGGCAAACTATTCCATACACTAATACTTGAACCTAATAAGATAGATACATTTACTTTTGTAGATTGTAAAACTAAAGCAGCAAAAGAATACAAACTCGCAGTAGAAGAACATCAAAATGTATTTACCACAAGTGAGTTAAGAGATGCTGAAAGATTAGCTGATGCAATACTAAAGAATAATGAAGCTACTGGATATTTTAACAAAGCACAATTTGAAATTCCTGAAGTAGCAATGATAGATGGAATACCATTTAGAGCAAAAGCAGATATTCTAAGAAGCGATTGCATAGTAGACTTAAAAACTACCACAGGCATAAATGAATTTAGATATTCAGCTGATAAATATGGATATGATTTACAAGCATACTTATACACTACAATGTTTAATTTAGATGAATTTGTGTTTATTACAATAGACAAAGGTAGTTGCGATATAGGTATATTTGAATGCTCAAAAGAATTCTATCAAAGAGGCAAGGATAAACTTGAACAAGGTATAGCAAACTATAAATACTTCTTTGGAAATGATGAAGTAGATTTAAACCAATATGTATTAAGAGGAATATTATGAAAGAAAAAGACAAAACAGTAGTAGAATTTTTATTAAAAGAAATTGAAAATTTAACAGGTTCAAAAATTGCAGATGATGAACCAATAGTTATAAAAGCCAAAGAAATTTTTAAGAATCAAATCCAAAATGCATTTTATAAAGGAATACAAGAGCAAACTGCAAGAGTTATAATTAATGCAGAAAAAACTACACCTGAACAATATTATATAGAAAACTATGAAAGTAACAGATAAAATAACAATAACAAACGAAGACAATATGCTTTTAATGGCTCGTTATCCTGATAACTATTTTGACTTAGCTATTGTAGACCCTCCTTATGGTATTGATGTGACTAAAATGACACTTGGTAATGGAAAGAAAAAAGTAAATAGAGGTCAAACAGATTGGGATAGCAAGACACCTGAACAAGAATATTTTGATGAATTATTTAGAGTATCTAAAAATCAAATTATATGGGGAGCAAACTATATGATAGATAAAATAAAGAAACCATCTATGTGTTGGTTATTTTGGGACAAAGGTAATGGTGATAATGATTTTTCTGATGGAGAATTAGCTTGGACTTCATTTAATAAAGCATTAAGAAAATTCAAAAAAACTTGGGTAGGAGCTAATGCAAAAGATTATTTTGGTAGAGTACACGCAACACAAAAACCTATTGATTTGTATAAATGGATATTAGATAAATACGCTAAAGAAAATGATAAAATACTCGACACGCATTTAGGTTCAGGTTCAATAGCAATAGCTTGTCACGATTATGGATTTGAGTTAACAGCTTGTGAATTAGACAAAGAGTATTACGATAAAGCAATACAAAGAATAAAGAATCATACAAATCAAACAAAACTATTTTAGAAATGGAAGAAAAGATAATAGAAATAATAGCACAAGAATTAGGAGTAGATATAACACAAGATTGTAGGAAAAGAGAAATAATAGAAGCAAGAGCATTATACTTCTACATAATTAAGAAGTTATATCCTAAAATGTCACTACAAAGAATAGGTGATAACTTAAATAAGAATCACGCAACGGTAATACATTCACTTAAAAACTATCCTTATTATGAGAAATACAATCCGAAGTTAGAAGATGTAAAGAATAATATATTACATTTAGTTGGTCAAGCTGATGAGCCAGTAGATATTACTAAGATGCAAACTATAGAACTAAAGAAAAGAATACTTGATTTAGAAAATAGTTTACAACAAGAACGTAATCGACCAAGATACGAATTCACAATTATAGAACAATTAGAAAACCTTTTAAGAGATACTAAAGGAACAGAACAGCATAACTTAATCACTTTACGATTAGAAGCATTCTATTCAATGAATAAAAATATAAGACTATAATATTATGACACTAAAAGAAAAATTTAAAAAGCAATTAGATACTGCAACACCTAAATTAAATAGACCTTGGTATCAAGCTAATCAATGCGAACAAATAGCAGATGATTACGCTGTTGAGTTTGCAAATTACTATGAAGAAGTTTTGGCAAGTGGAGATTTTATTTTATTTGACAAAGATAAAAAAAAACTATTAGAAAAATTTAAAAAAGAAAAAGGATTATGACACCAAAAGAAAAAGCAGAAGAATTATTTTATAAAATGGCTTATAATAGTTCTGAAGAAGACCATAATTGTAGTCATTATGTTGCAATAAATTGCTCGTTAATAGCAGTAGATGCAATTTTAAATGTTGCAAAAGAAATAGCAACAAAAGAAAGTATTGATTATTGGCAAGAAGTTAAACAAGAAATAGAAAATATATGAAAAACGCAGAAATAAGTAAAATTTTGCGAGAAGCGAATAACAATACTATTTACCTATGGGATTTACCAAGACCACAATGGAAAGAAGAAGACTTTAAAGTATTAGAATCTATTAAGAATGGAGTAAAGTATAAAACTAAGAAAATACTAATAGACAACTTAGAAATGTTTTCCAGTATCAATACATTATGCCAACCTAATAGAACTCTAATAAAAAGAAAAGTTGATGGCAAAATATACAATAGCACTTATGAATGCGCTTATGATAATAACATATCAAGAACGCATTTAATGAATTGTTTAAAGTCAGATAAAGAGCATAGATATAAAGAAATGTTCGAACTAATAAATAATGAATTATAAATTAAAAATAAATAAGATATGGGTTTAAAATATAGATTATTAGAAAAAAGCGATATGTTAATTAGTAATACCCAACCTTATTGGGTGATTGAAAAAAGAAATATATTTGGTTATTGGACTTCATATTTTGAAGAACATTCAAATAAAGGAGCAATTTTTTTTAATAAACAGGAAGCTGAAATATGGTATAATTATCATAAATGCAAAACAACACGAATGAAAACTAAAATAATTGCTCAACATTAAAAAAAAATAAGATATGGAACAAACAGCAGTAGAATGGTTACTTAAACAAATGGAAGTTTGTAACTATATTTCAAAAAAACAATTAGAAAACTGTAATTCTTGGCTAACTCAAGAAGCCAAAGAAATGGAAAAGCAACAGATTATTGATACTTGGACTGATGGTAAATATTGTAATACAATAGGTAATGAAATTAACTATGAAGATGGAGAACAATACTACAACGAAACATTTAAACAACTATAACTTTTATTTATTATAAATTTGAATAAACAAATTATTTCAAATGGAAAATAAAAGTAAAGCAGGTGGAAAAAGAGATGGTGCAGGTAGAAAACCTAAAGCAGAAGAAGTAGCTTTGATTGAAAAACTATCTCCATTAGAGCCATTAGCATTTGCTGCATTAGAAAAAGGATTAGAAAAAGGTGATTTTAAATTCACACAACTGTTCTATAATTACTATGCAGGTAAACCAAGAGAAACAAAAGATGTTACTTTAACAACTGAACAACCTATATTCAATTTAGATGATTTAGGTGACATCTAATAAACGATAATGGAATTTATAGTAACTACTGCGTTAAAGAAGTTATTGCGCCTTAAAAAGCGTATTAAGGTTGTTAGAGGTGGAACGTCTGCCTCTAAGACCTTTTCTATTTTACCTATATTAATAGATAGAGCAATTAAGACACCTAATTTAGAAATAAGTGTTGTATCTGAATCTATACCACATTTGCGTAGAGGAGCATTAAAAGACTTTTTAAAAATTATGATGGCACTAGGGAGATATAACGATAATCAATTTAATAAGTCTACTTTGAAATATACTTTTGGCAATGGTAGTTATATTGAGTTCTTTTCTGTAGACCAACCTGATAAATTACGTGGAGCAAGAAGAAACGTATTATACGTTAATGAGTGCAACAATGTAGATTTTGATTCTTATTACCAATTAGCTATTCGTACTTCAGGTGAGATATGGTTAGACTATAATCCTTCAAGTTTGTTTTGGGTTGATAGGGAGATAATAAATCAAGAAGATGTAGATTTTATCACATTAACTTATTTAGACAATGAGGCACTACCTGAAACGATTGTAAAAGAAATTGAATCAGCAAAAGAAAAAGCAAAGACTTCTACATATTGGGCAAATTGGTGGCAAGTATATGGACTTGGTCAAACAGGTTCTTTAGAAGGCGTATGTATTCCTGATTGGCAGGAGATTAATTTACCTAATGAAGCAAGGTTATTGTGTTATGGTTTAGATTGGGGATATAGTAATGACCCAACAAGTTTAATAGCTATGTACAAATACAATGACAGTTATATCTTTGATGAATTAATATACCAAAAAGGATTGCTTAATTCTGATATAAGTGACTTGCTAAAAACAAATAGTGTACAAGATATAATCTATGCTGATAGTGCAGAGCCAAAATCAATAGCTGAGTTGAATAGTTATGGTCACAATGTGTTACCAGTTAGTAAAGGTAGAGATAGTATCGTATATGGTCTTAATTTAATTAATCAGAATAAGGTTTATGTTACATCAAGAAGTAAGAATCTAATCAATGAATTAAGAAACTACATTTGGATGACTGACAAACAAGGTAACAAATTAAACAAACCAATAGATGCTTATAATCACGCTATAGATGCAATGCGTTATGCTATAACATCACAATTAGAAAATCCAAATAAAGGAACTTATTACGTTTATTAAATATGAGTTACGGACAAATAATAGCTACAATTCAATGTTACATACATCACGTTAAAGGTGTTGAAGTACAGATTAATCTACCTAGAAACTTTAAAGAAATAAAGTTAATGCAAGAAATGTATTTAATTGCTTCAGCTTATTTGCAGGTTTAAAATCTTTTTATATATTTGCTTAAAATTTAAAACAAATAACTATGGAGTGGTACGATTATCAAAACGAATATCCTGAAAACGAATGTAGATTTTGTGGAGAACCTTGTGAAAAAACATATTGCAATAAAGAATGTGCAAGAGCAGATGAAGATTAACCGTAATTAAATATCTTCCCGAAGAACAGATTTTAATTCTTATTTAAGCTATCAGAAATGGTAGCTTTTTTGTTATATGCTATTACGTATAAAAATGCAATATAAAGCACTATTATATGCAAAAACGTATAGATGCTTAGTTTTACTAAGATTAAATGCATTATAACGCACTAATGATTGTAATTTAACACAAAACAATACATTATGTCTTAAATAACGAACACTTAATACAATAATCTAATTAATTTATTAATAACTAAAAAACAATATGAAAATAGAATTAACAATACCAACTTCTTTAAGTGAAATAAAACTAGCACAGTATCAAAAGTTTTTATCTATACTTAAAGAGAATGAAGAATCAGAATTTTTGCAACAAAAGATGGTGCAGATATTTTGTGGTATAGATTTAAAAGATGTAGCACAAATTAGATATAAAGATGTAGCTGAAATTAATGTAAGTATTAATAATCTATTTACGCAAGATAATAAGTTCATACAAAGATTTAAAATGGGTGGTGTAGAGTTTGGTTTTATACCTAACCTTGATGAGATGACTACTGGAGAGTATATGGATTTAGATGCTTATATAACTGATTGGGATACGATGCATAATGCAATGGCTGTATTATACAGACCAATAACTAATAAGCTAGGAAACAAATATCAAATAGAAGAATATAAAGGTTCTATAACGTATGCTGATGTAATGCGACACGCACCTTTAGATGTTGTTCTTGGTGCTATGGTTTTTTTTTACAATTTAGGGAACGACTTATTAAGCAGTACGATAAACTATTTGGAGAAGAATCAGGAGGTACAGAATATTCTGAACAAGCACAATTCGGAAAACGGTGGGGATGGTATTCAAGTATCTATGCTCTTGCTCAAGGAGACGTTAGAAGATTTGATGAAGTTTGCAAGTTACCAATACACCAAAGTTTAACTTTTCTAACATTTGAAAAAGAAAAGACAGCTATAGAAATGAAATTAATAAATAAACGTAGTTAAATAAGAATAAATAATGTATTACGACATAAGCACAAGAATAAAAGAAGAGTTAGATAAAGACCCTTTTGTAAATACAGTTACTATTGGAGATATATTTAAAGTTGATTTAAACAAACAAACTATATTTCCTTTGTCACATATAATGTTAAACAGCGTTACTTATATTGGAAGTACAAAGCAATATAACGTATCTATTTTATGTATGGATATAGTAGACGAATCAAAAGAAGAAACTGAAGATATATTTAGAGGTAATGATAACGAGCAAGATGTTTTAAATACACAAGAAGCAGTTGCAACAAGGTTTTTAGAATCAGCAAGACGTGGAGATTTAGCTGATGACTTATACGAATTAGGTGGTAACGCAACTATAGAATATTTTGTAGATAGATTTGAAAACAAAATAGCAGGTGTTACTTTAACATTTGATTTGATTACTTATAACGATATGACTATTTGCTAATGGCAAAAGAATTAAA